TAGCCATTATCCTCCTTTTATTTGTTGAATTTTTAATTTTAGATCATCGATCTTTTCATTTAAGCTAAAGATATAATCAGTTTTTTCGGCATAATCTTTTTCTAATTCAGATTTATATCTGTTATAGTCACCATCATAATTATCTAAGTTTAGATTAGCATCTGTGGGGTCTAAGGTGATTCTTAAAGACTCAGATTCGGCTAAGAATTCGGATGGAGTCCACTTATCATTCATGTTTTGAAGTGATAAATTATCACCACTAGGAATACCATCTATAACACTATCGGGGAAACGAGGAACGTCTTTATTGTCATATCCTGTAAGGGTTTTTAATCCTTTTAATTCTTCTTCGTTACCTGGACCTGAAAACATTACAGCACGCTTATATCCTTGATCCATATAGAATAAATCAGGCCAGTGTGGGCTAGTTGTTTTACGGGCCACTAAAGTTCCATTAGGAAATAATGGGTGTTCTTTTATTGCTTCTACTTCAACACTAGGTTGAGTGGCATCTAATAGTTGTTTTTGTAGATTCTCAATTAGCGACTGTAGGTTTTCTATTTCTTTATCTTTAGCATCTTTACCAGGGGTGATTAATTGGCGACTTTTTCTAATTAAAGCTTCATGACTTAATTCACCCTTAATAGGAATAGTTAAAAATAACTCATTATATAGATCAAAGAATTCTTCTACAGAAAAAGATTCTCTAGCACTAAATAATTCAGAAAAGTTAGTGTCAATTACTTCTCTAAACTTACCACTATCATATATGTTTTTTCGTATAGAAATTTGTTCCTTCATTATCTAACTACTTTAAAGAAATAATTGTCGTCGTAAATAGATATACCATCATTATTGTCATGTCTAATAAGAATGCGATAATATCTTTCAGGTTGTAATCCTTGCATATATAATTTAAAGTACATACCTTCTGAATCAGCACTTAATTTAGTGAACTCAGTATCAAAAGGAATAATGACTTCTTTTGAAGTATAATCTTCGATACTATAATAAGATGCTGAGTTAAGGTAGTTTACGTCTAAATAATTTGAAGAAGTAACAAACGCTCTATTAGGGTATTGTTTTCTACTATTAATTCTAAAAGTAGGTTCTTCAGTTTGTCTATAAGTACCCTTATTATTATTAATATTTAATTGGATTTTACCACTGGTTAAGATAGTAGCACCACTAGAAGTAACGTAACTTGAATCGTCCCACTTAACAGCTAACGTAGGAGAAAAAATTGTGTTTGTATCTATTGAGAAATATTTTAGGGTACCTTGATCTGTTGTATTATTCCATACGTCATCTCTGCGTTTAATAACAAATCCGTTATTTGAAATACCATCAGGATAAGTTTGGGAGGTAAATAAGCTAGCAGAGTATTTTTGGATTTGGCTTGTTACGTTAAAGTTTAGATCAAAATCGTTAGTAATTTCTATAGATTGAGTAGATTCAAATCCACTACCTGTGTACCAGGTACCTCCTCCTTCGTTACTGCCACTAAAACTACCAGTAGTGTTCGCATCAAATGATGATGTTTCCCAAGAGGTTTTATCAGTCCCATTATCATTATATAACCATGAAGCACCATTGCTAGTAACTCCTTGGAAATAAGGGTGTTTTAAATACCTTTGGGTACCATTTTGCCACGATTCATTTAATGGGTATAATTCTATAGTTTGAGAAACTGGTAGGTTTTTACTGTATTCAGTAGCATATAATTTTAAACTAGCAGAAAAGTTTCCAGATACTCGGTCTCGTAAGACCTCAGTTAATTCAGAATCTTTAAATTGTAAAAGTATTCTAGAAGGATAATATAAGCTACCTGTTTCGTCTGCTTCAGACGCTAAAGATAAGGTTTCTACAATACCAGTGTTTAAATCCTGCCTGTATGGGTGTGAGTATATTGTTGTGTCCTTTTCAGGGTATAGAAAATAATATGCCATAATTAATATTTAGTTATTCTACCAGTTATATCTGCGTTAGGATATTTTAATTCAAAAATACTAACATCCATAGAAGGATACAAAACATTATTTATGAGTGCTGAATCAAAATCGTATGAATATTGTGAATAGCCTAAGGCTGTTCCTGATTTATTTACTAATCTAACGTGTTCTACGTTTTGGACCCCTTTAACAGCACCAATCACATTATATACTTCATTTAAAACTATAGGTTGGTTGATTTGCCAGTTTTCAACTGCAAAGTAGTCTTTCAAAGCCTCAATACAACTAAGTAAAACTTGATCGTTGTTTGCTTGTTTGAATGAAACGATATCAAATTCAACCCCAAAATTAATTACAAACGCATTTTTAACATTAACAGCATCCGTTAACATTCTATATTCTTCTAAATACGTTATTAGGTTTTGGCGTGTTGCTGCGTTTAAGTTTGTTAGGTTTTTATTAGCATCGTACGCTAAAGTATATAAGTTTAACCCGTTAGGATTTGATACGCGGGCATTGCTATCAACTGTGATTTGATCGTCCCTTATAATATAAGCTTTTGCAATTTTTCCAAATTTAGCAGGCATAGATAACGTACGTATAATGTAATCTTCTTTCGAAACCGTACGAAGCTGTGCTGCCGATTTGGCCATTGAATTTAAACGTATATCTTCAATGGTATCGCCAGAACTACCACCAGTTGCTGGTACTGAGTTATATACCTGTAAAGAATCAACTACATCGTTGTATAATGCTGTACTTGAGATGCTGTTGTTTTTTACTACAGTAGTAAGGCCTAATTTTGTAATTACACCTGATGGGCAGTTAGCTGCGACCCCACCTCCAACTAAATAGTTTACAGTAAGTACTGTGTTTGAGGGGGTTTCACCATATGCTTTAGACATTAGGAAGTTTGATGGGTCGTAAGCTAAATCTAATTTAGACTGACCATCTTTAACACCTAGACCAACGTTATCTGGGTTTGGTAAAATTTCAACGTCATCATCGTTACTAGCACCAGCACCAAATTGCAATTGTAATACGTTACTAGTTTTAAATCTAGTTACAAATCTTTTAGGTACTTTTTTAAGTCTTAAAAGATAAGGTGTATCGTTTGAATATTGAGTTAAATTAGGGTTATTAGCCGCTACGTTTAATACATCTTCAAAAATTGTTTCTTGTGCCAAATAAGGTACTTCATACCAAGTATTACCATCTGAGTCAGTAACTGATTCTACTCCAATAATATTTTTATCAGGTAATTCTAATGTCAAATATTTTTCAGGCGAACCAATAGTAAAAGTAGCTGATTTAGGTGTTGCACTTATAACTTTACCTTTTTTCTTTATAAGGTAATAATCTGGGTTTGTACCTGTTGTGTCTTGAGGTGAACCATCAAGTTTATAAACTGAAACTTCAGTTGGGTCTAATGAATTACTAACTTGGAAATTTACGTCTTCAGTAAGAAGAAAAGTTGTTGAATCAGCTTCTGAAGTTGTAAATGTTGAATTCTTTTTTAAAGTAGGAGCATAATCCCAATCAGGTGCTGTGTTACTTCCGTTTGCGGGTAATGTAATATATAAATCTACTTCAGTAGAAGAAGGGTTAGTTATAGTGGGTTTATAACCTAAAGTATATGCTAATGCTAAAAGGTTATCTTTTTCTCTGGCTGTCTCTATAAAGGTTTCTTGGATTTGAGTATCAGTGTAGTAAGATAAAACGTCGCCTACATAAGAAGCGAGTTCCAAAAATATCATACCAGGGTTACTCTCAGAGAAATCGTTAAAATTATCTGGGAAATAGTTTTTGCTAAAATCAACTAAATCTTGTTTTAACTGATTATAAGTTCTATTTAGATACTTTATATTCTTTTTATTAGTACCAGCTGTATTATTTACTTTAGAGTATGCCATTTAGTTATAGATTAATAGAAATCTCATTTGTGTCGTTATCTAATAAAACCCTATATTCAATTTTTATATTTAAAGTTTTATCTTCCGGAGTAACTTTTAAATTTATTAATTGTATCTGTGGAAGATGAAATGCTATATTTTGATCGATTCTAGCTCTTAGGTTTTGGATTCTTTCGTTAGTTTCACTATTTTGGTCGAAAAGAATTTCTCTCATACCAACCCCATATAAAGGTTCGTGGTATCTTTCACCAGGTGATGTTAAAAGAAGATTAATAAGATTAGATTTTATTTGATCCTTTGTAGTGTAATTAAATTGAAATACGCCTTTTTTAGTAAAAGGAATCTTAACCCCGATAGCTTTACGTGTATCGAGATCAAGAGGATCAATTCTATATCCTATTTTCTTTCTTATCGCCATTAAGGTCTAAAATTTTTCTTTTTTTCTATGGCACCCATTATAGGACCCCAATCTTTATTTATAAATTGATTTACGGGGTCGTTAACAGCAAAGGTTTCTTCTGGTGTAGGTGCCATAGCTGTTTCAGACAATAACGAATTGAGTGTGTTATTACCTGTATTAAAATTAGGGGGAGGCATTTGTGATTTTATTTTTGCTCTAAATTCTTCAGCCTCTTGTGTGTTACTTGTGGTTTCAACCACACGCTGTTTGGGTGTTTGGTGGGTTAATTCTTCTTTTAGGGAAGAAATTTCACGTCGTAATGCATAGTCGATTTCTTCACGCACAACTTTTCTAATAATTTTTTCGAATGCACTTAATTTCATTGCTATTAGTTTTTAATAAATATGTTATCTCTTAACTACTTGGTATCCAGTGAAACCATTTTCAGTTAAGTATTCAATAAATCGCTCCTTATTTGAATTTTCTAGGTTATTTAATATTTCTTCTGGCTCAAATTGAGAAGCTAATGTGTTTACTATTTGTTCAGTATCTTGGGAAACACCTGTACCTGGGGATGGATTTTGAGTCATAGATAATTCTAATTCTTTCAATTTATCTAAAAGTACAGAATCCAAGTAAAAACATCTAGCACTTATTTCTGTGAGGATTTCTTGCAATTTGGCTCTTAAAGGGAATAAGATAGATTGAACTTCATCTATACCTTCTAATACAGGTTCTGATACTGATTGGGCTATTCTTACTAGAGCGTCTATTTCTGTAATTTTAGATTTTACGAATTTAATAGCGTCACCCGCTCTAACCGTAATAGTACCTGATGCTACTAGACCAACCTGTGCCGCTAATACTACTTGCATAGTACCATTAAGTATCCTTAATACAGGGATAAATTCTCCTAAAAATCCTAAAAAACCGTTTAACGTACCAAATATTTGTTCTATTCTATCTAATTTACTTAGTACTGCATCTATTTGAGCTATTATAGTTTTTATTGTGGCTTCAACCGCTCTACATGCGTCTTTTAATTGAATAAATTTACGTTGAATTTCGGCAAACTGGTCAGGAGTAGTAACTAAAGGTAAAGCATTTAAAATACTTTCAGGAGTAGGGACATTTAATCTTACTTGTGCCTCAATAAAAGGAATCTGGTCTTTAATGAAAAAAGTTTGCTGTTTTCCGTCAGCAAAGATATTCATTACAGTTGGTAATTGGGCAGCAAATAAGGTAATCATTTTATATAAACGTTTTTACTTTTAATACTTTTAATTTTTTCCTTTAATACAGTTAATTGTGAAACTAAAGGAGAAATTAAACCTGCATTTGCAGGACTAGGTACTGTTGGGAGAGCAGGTAAAGTAGTTACTTGGTGTAATGTGGGGAGAACAACTGTATATAGAGTATTTAAGTGGTCTAATAAGTCAGTTAATAATTGTTCTAACTCGTGTCCTTTTACAGCGGGATTGCTTGCTAACTGACCCCCAGTATTGACTATTCCTAGGTGAATTTTTGGACTGTTTACAGCAAATTTACCATTAGATCCTTCACCTGTGTTGATGTGGAAATCTTTATTTGTAGCAAACGCTATAGTACTATCAGAGGAAAATATAGAATCTTCCCTGGCGTTAAATACTAAACGATCC